CCATCGCCAAGGCCAAGGCCGCGCAAGCCGCCTTCAAGCGGCTCATCGCCGCCATCAACGAGAAGCCGGAGGAGAAGGCACCGGAGCCTGTGAAGGTCGATTCCGCCACCGCCGCCAAGTCGGAGGCCTTTGACCGGCTCCTGGCGATCGTCAAGGAGTGGATCGAGAAGAACGAAAGGAACGAGAAGTGAGCGACAACTGGAGCAAGGACCACGAGGTCAAGAACATCGCCAAACTGGTCTCGTGCGAACCATTCGGCGATTTCTTCGATGTGCCCGACACCTCGGACCTCATTCTGGTTTGCGGGTACTTTGGGAACGGCGGAGTGGTCCCCATGTTTATCGGACTTGTGGGCCACGCCTACAAGGACAGAATCGACGAAGCAGTTCTGGAGTTGGAGAAGAAATACGGCAAACTCCGCGCCGTCGTCACCTTCCCCTTGAACAACGCTGACCGCCACTGGCTGATGGCCAGCGATGCGGAACTGCGAGCCCAAGGAATCAGACAATGAGCGAGCAGAACAAGATCGACGACGGTGGATCGGCGTTTCCGTTTGGAACCCGCGCAATTCATTACGATCCCTGCGGAGGGGGGCGTGACGTAGTAGAGTACATCCAGCTACCCGGCATGTCGCTCCGCGACTACTTCGCGGCGCATGCCGACCAGCCCGGTTATGTCGAGGCGTACCAACTCGCAGGATGCCCGGAGGTGGCGTGTCCTCCGGGTTTTAACAAAGACCACTTCGCCACCGACATGGAGAGCCGCGCTCGTGTCTGGTGGGGCACGATCTCGGTGCTAGAGAAGTACCGCTTTTACTCAAGGCTTCGATTCCTCGCCGCCGACGCCATGCTGGCCGAGAAGAAGAGGCGTTCCGCACCCTCAGGAGACACCGCCCCCAAGCCCACCCCCTGACTCCCTTGGGGTCCTGCCGCCCTCGGGCCGGACCCCGTCCTGATGCCATCCTTACCGGGCTGGCCTCGGGTTCACCATCACCATCGCCCTTATGAACCTCCACCCCCTCATCAAGAAGATCGTTCCGCATGTCCGAGCCCACGGGATCATGGCGACCGCCAGGGCTGCCCAGCTGGCCCCCTCGCAGGTCTCCGCCATCGTCAACGGTCACAAGTCCTGCACCGTCTACACCTTCGCCAAGCTCTGCAAGGCCTGTAACCTGAGCGTGAAGGTCAAGCGGAAGCCGAAGAAAGTCGAGAAACAAGCGACCGCACCCACTCCCGAAAACCACCTCCTGAGGGGGAATTCAGAGAAAAGTGAAGACGGGACGTTGACCGATCGATAAAGAGACGGGAAGATGAAATCCACCTTACAGGAGCCCCCCAATGACCCCCCGCGAATTCCTCGCCAGCCTCTTCGGCCGCTCCCCTGACGACAAGGGGACCAAGAAACTGGAACGTGCCGTCAACGGCTTCGACCGCGACCGGGCCGTCGTCGCCAACCTGCAACTGGCCCGTGTCCATTACGCCTTCCAGGCCGAGAGCAGTTCGGTCATGCTGGGGGGCCTGAACCCTGCAACGACCGGTCCTGCTCGGGCGGCGGTGAACCGGTGCCGGATGCTGAGTGCCCTGTGTGAGACCCTGTGCTTGGACATCCAAGCCAGGAGTCACTACACCGCCTTCTGCGAGAAGTACCACTACGACCCCATCGCTGACGCCGGGAACGCCGTCAGGGCCTGGGACAAGGCTGGACGGCCCCTGGGGTGCCCGTGCCCCCAGTGCGGAGGAGACATGATCCAGATGCCCGGAGAGAGCGAGGACGCCGATGCTGGCCTTGGGGCTGTGGACCCCGGTCCGGTCTGCCGGGAGTGTGTCTACGACGGGCGGACGGTGCACCCGCCCAGGTCGAGGGGGAGTGATAAGCCGTTTGTGGGGTGAGGGGTGACCTAAACAGAACTGGAGCGGATCGGTGGGGAGTGGCAGGGCGCGGTAAGGCACGGTTTGGCTTCTTCCCGCTCGCAGCGAAAGTTGCGGGTGGGATTTCGGGAACGGAATAACAAGGTTGGGAATGGAACGGCGTGGATGGACAGGCAAGGCGTGGAGAACCGATCCATGCCAAGGCGAGGAAAGGCAAGGCTTCTCCCTCTGTCGTCGAAAGACTGCGGAGGGATTTCGGAGAGAGGCGAGGTATGGATGCGAGCGGATTGGCGTGGCCAGGTGCGGCAAGGACGGGCAAGGATGGGCTCTAGCCCCGGAGGTGTCCAACGACGCTTCCGGGGATTAGGACTGGAAGTGCCTGGTTAGGCTAGGTGCGGCCGGACTCGGCGAGGACGGGCAAGCCCCCTCCAGATCCAAAGGTCTGGCGGGGAATTGAGGAGTGGACGGGTTTGGCCAGCCCAGGTATGGCGTGGCAAGGTTTGGTTCTTTTTTAGGAGTAATGCATGGAAAGTTTCAGCGTGAAGATTGTCGGAGTCGCACCCCTTCTGCACCACGCGAGCAGGCGGTTCCTGAACCACCTGGACCCGCTCACCCGCGAGTACAAGGCACTCGCCAGCAAGCGGAAGAAGACGGACGACGACCTCGCCCGGCTCAGTGACATGGAGTACGCGCTGGGCCTCTACGTGAACGGCGAAGGGAGGCCGATCATCCCCGGCGAGAACGTCGAAATGGCGATCATCGCAGGGGCCAAGAAGCAGAAGGAGGGCAAGATCGCACAGGTGGGCGTGACCTGCACCGATGCGGTACTGGAGTACGAGGGTCCCAAGGACCTCGCCGGGCTCCAGAAGGACGCCCGGTTCCGGGATATCCGGCCGGTCCGGGTGTCGCAGGCGATGGTCTGCCGGACGCGGCCCATCTTCAACCAGTGGACCGCTAAATTTGAGGTTACGTTCGACCCGTCCGTGGTGGACAAGAGCCGCGTGATGGGCTGGATCGAAGCTGCTGGTCAGTACTCGGGTCTGGGTGACTACCGCCCCCGGTTCGGCCGCTTCATGGTGGAGGCCAAGTAATGCACAACGCGACGCGCATTCCGATCGACGTTGACGCCCTAAAGAAGGGCCAGACGATCCCCGTTGCTGAGGTCGAAAAGCTGACGGGGAAGACGTTCGGCACAACCGAGTACCTCATTGCCCTCATGGGCCTTTCGCAGTTCATCGAAAGAGCGATGAACGCCAAGGGTTTGGTGGTGACGGTCTGCACCGAGAAGGGATCGGTGAAGATCCTCAGCGATGAGGAGGCGTCGGCGTACAACATGCGCGAGTTTGGCCGCGCGATGAAGAAGGCGACCCGTACTCACTGGCGGCAACTCGGGGTGAACACCGCCGAGTTCACGGAACAGGCCAAGGTGGACCACGAACGGTCGATCTTGGTGCAGAGCCGCATGCTTCAAGCGGCCAATAACGCACGGGATACAGCTCTGCTGACAATGGCCACGCACAGGTCTACGCCTTCGATGCTTCCGCAAAGCAAGACCGAGCAGAAACCGTCTTAGCAACGAGTGGTAGGGAAGTGAATGGCAGGGAAGGGCATGGATGGCCTTGAAACCTGCCACTGACGAAAGTCGGTGGTGGGGATTTGGATGGGCATCGTAAGGCGCGGTAAGGACCGGTTCCGAATGGCTAGGACGGGAGGAGCAAGGAACGGCCGGGATTGGAACGGAAAGGCGCTGTTTGGTTGGGCAAGGCAAGGTTGGGCTAGGAACCTGCCGCTGACGAAAGCCGGTGGCGGGGATTGGCGAGGCTAGGAATGGAACCCATCGCTGGCGAAAGTTGGCGATGGGGATTCAAGGAGCTTTAAGCGTGAAAGCCTCAGACCTTAATCCAGCAGAGATCAACGCCCTCATCGCTGAGAAGGTGATGGGGTGGGTCCTTCGTCGGAAGAACGGTTACCAATCTTGGCACGAAGAGGATTCGGTCGGCTCTGTGCGAAAGACACTTGTCTACAAATGGAGACCATCCACCTCCATCGCCGACGCATGGAAGGTCGTTGAGAAGATGCGGGAAATAGGGTTCATTCTCGGTACGGGCGAAACGTTTGGAAAGCCGTGTATGTGGTTCCGCGATGGCTACGAAGACGATTGCCGTTACGGCTACGCCGATGGCCCCTCCGACCCCATGAACATCTGCCTCGCCGCCCTCCGGGCCAAAGGAGTGATTGAATGAGCAGGACAGACGATCCGCATCTCGGTTATCACGAACGCTGCCGAGCCGTGTGCGACAGGATGGGACTTATTCTCCTGAGATCGTCGTACATGGCGGGCTTTAGGGGATGCACTGCACTTTATACCCGCGTCGTTGATGTCGATCACTACACCATGGAGTTCATCGAGATTGTCGTCAGCGAAACCAAGAACTCCACGCGTGACGACAAAAACGAGACCACCAAGTACGGAGATGTTTCGCCTTGGAGCCGCTACGGCGCGCCCGTCGTCGACCCCAAAGAACAGGAAGGAAGACTGTGACCCACCAAAGGAGCGATCGAGTGAGCAGCGAAAAACGAAACACCTACGCCCCGACCGAGGAGTTTTGGCTTCTCGCTGGCTGCGCGCTGCTGGTGCTCGCCATGCTCATGCCTTTGGCGTTCATAGCGCCGAAGCATCGAGATTCCCAGAAAACCAGCCCCGCACCTGAGCAGAATGCCGTGGCCCCTGAGACGGAGAAGAAGACCCCATGACCCCCACCCCCCGCCTAGACGCCGCTCTCTTCTCCTTGCAGTCGCTGGGCCTTACCGCCCTGAAGCAGACGACCAACGAAGAGGGGGGCTACAAGTACGCCAACCTCATGTCCGTGATGGACACGGTACGCCATCCCCTGAACGAACACGGAATCCTGATCCGGTTCGGGGTGTCCGGCCCCGGCGAGACGGGGGTTCTTGTCGTCACGCTCCGGCTGATCCACAAGGACTCTGGGGAATCATGCGAGGAATCGCTCTCCCTCAAGATCGAGAAGGCTCACCCCCAGACGATCGGGTCGGCCATTACCTATTTCAGTCGCTACCTGCTGGTGTCGATGCTCAACGTCGTGACTGACGACGACGACGGGGAGGCGGCGAGGACCACCGAGCGGAAGAAGAAAGACAAGGGCGAGCAGGCCGGGAAGGTGAAGGGGGAGGGGGGTGGCGGAGCAAGCGGGGAAGCCCCGCCTAGGGGTGGCACGGTGACCCCCTTAGACCCCGAGACGCTGAGGCTTGCCAACGAGCTGCTGGACCGGGAGGAGGATGAGAAGCCGGTCGGAGGCGTGGCGGCGGAGAACGGGGCCGGGGAGGTGAAGGAGCCGGAGTGGACCGCGTACGCACGGTGGTTTGAGAAGGATGGGTGTGGGCACTACGAGTCGCTGGATCGGGCGTGGTGGTGGAGTTTTGATGTTCGTGGGTGGCTATGGAATCTCGATTCAGTGGCTGATGGTAAGTATGCGGCCGCCATCGATCAGGCCCGTTCCAGTCCCCCCACCTTCCCCCCTTACGGCTGGACCCCACCGGCCCAACCCACTCCGGCTCCCGATCCCGATGGCCGCACCGACCTGCTGGCCTTGGTCCAGACCTGGGCCGGTGACGGTGCATCCTTGACACCATCGATGGGACTTGACACCATCAAGGCGATCAAGATGGAACTGGGTATCGTCGGTGGGAGCAAGAAGGACAACCAGCGGATTCGGGATTACATCAACCGGCAGATGGCTCAGGGCGTGAAGTTTACGAACTGGACGCCGGAGGGCACCGCGGCGGAAAGGTGAGAAGTCTTCACGTCTGCCTGCTCCCCGGCTGAAAGGCTGGGGGGTGGGTTAAGGAGAATGCGACATGTCTACCTCATTCAAACCATACCCCTTCTTCCCGATCGGTCTGGAGCGTCGGAAAGAACTCAAGGGCGAGAAGTGGGCAGAGCCCATGAGGCAGGAGCGGGCTTACACCGACGGGTGGCGGGACGCCAAGGCGGGGATGCATGGACGGGACTTGAACAAGGACGGCTCATCGGTGGCGATCGACGCCGCATATATCCAAGGCTACGAAGAGGCCCGGATGCACACGCGCCGCCAGCGGGAAGGGAGGGGGTCGTGAACAACAAACCGACTCATAAACGTGGCGATAAAATCGATCGAATCTGCAAGCTGCTCCACGATGGGTACGAAGCCCCATACAGGAATAAAAGCCGGTGGGAACAACTTCCGGAAGAATCCAAGAACGCGTATAGACGTGCTGTGAACTTCATGCTTGGCGGCATGATCGCCGATGGTTGGCAGCCTCCTGTAGAGAAGGAGGAAGCGTGAAGAAGTCTGTCGCGATCAACTACACGCCCCACGAGGCGTCCGCCCGGCTCGCCGGATCGACCCTGCTGGTGAGGCCGATGAAGGTGCAGCCCCCCGGTGACTTCTACCAGACAGTGATTCCGTGCTCCCGTGGCTCCAATCCCTTTTACTGGGAGTTTGCAAAGCGGGGGGTCTTGGGTAGTCAGGATTGCTCCGTAGAGCCCATGCGCCTTGAGTCCCCCTTCGGCACCCCCGGCACGCTGCTGGTGGGGAGGGAGAGATGGTCCGTTCCACCGGACTTAAACAAGGTCGCACCCCAAAATATCTGGGACCCACATACCCACATCGGCGGAGGCGTAGTCGCTCTGCCGAACTACAAAATTGATTACCCGTCATGGGACCCATGGCCCGGAACCAAGTGGCGTCCCGCCTTCCATATGCCCCGCTGGGCCGTCCGGCTCCTGGACCGCGTCGTGAAGGTGGAGGTCCGGCGGGTGCAGACCGTGACGGAGGAGGAGGCCTTTGCTTCCGGCATTCCTCGCATTATCTCTTGCCCAGGGTGCCACGGCGATGAAGAGGGGTGTTGTGTCTGTGAACACTCGGGTCGAGTTCGAGTTGGAGGGATGTCGCAGTTTACTGCACACGGGGCATTCCAAGACGCATTCGACTCATCACAGGGCAAAGGCTCCTGGGACTTGAACCCCTGGGCGTGGTTCATCACCACAGAGCCCGTCGCCCGCGCCAACGCCGAGGCCCAGAAGTACTTGAAGGAGAACGCGTGAACGCCGACCCTCACGGACCGGTGACAGACTCCCAGCAACTGCGAATGATTGCCCTGTACCTCGAATTGATTGGCGCAACGGATGGACGAAAACGGAGTGACGACGTGCAGAGGGAACTACGACGCATCGCTACCCGCGTTGACGCTATCCAAGGCATCTCGGACCCCTCCGCCTTCATGACGAAGGTGCGTGAGTTGCTCTACTTGGAGTCGAACGGTCACAAGCCGGATGGCTCTCTGATCCGCTACGAGGACCGGCGTGACGCCCGCCAAGCTCTCGCCGACATGCTCCCCAAGGAGACGCCATGAACACCACCACGTGCCCCCACACCGAGATTGAGCGCACGCCCGACCCCTCCGGCGGCTCCGATTCCGCCTACACCTGCAAGCGGTGCGGCGCATCCCTGGACCGATCCGACTACCTCATGGCCCGCGACTTCCACACCACCACCACCAAGGAGCCCCCGGTGATCGAGATGCCCTACTTTGTAAGAAGGAATCTGGCCTCGGGGGAGTTTGACGTGATGCTGCGTCTAGGTCAGGGCCTCGCCATGGACAACGTGGGGTTCTTCCTTTCCCCGATAGACGCAGAACGCCAGGCCAATACCCTCAACGCCGCATTCCTCGCCGGCGCCGCGAGCCGGGACGATGAGGTGAAGAGGTTGAAGGAGGCGTTGCAGGGCGTTATCCGTGTAGCCGACCGCAAAACCGTCGAGTTCGATGCCGCCCGAGCCGCCCTAGGAGCCCCCCGTGAGTGAGAACAACCGCTTGCACGTAGACCCCGACGCCTGCGAGTGCTCCCTGTGGGCCCGTAACCTCACCCTCCCCTCCGGCCACCACGAGCGGTGTCTCCTCAACGACAAGGGAGTCAGAGACGGTGTTCTCCGCGCCATCGTCGATGAGGTGAACCGCCTCCGCGACCTCCTCTCCAAGGCCGAGAAGCGAGCCGAGGTGTTCGAGCGGGAGCTGGACGCTTGGAGAGCGGACAGTGCCATCGAGTACAGTGTGGAGGAACTCGATTGCACTTGCATGAAGCGTCCGATGCATGAGGTGCTTGCCTCGAATGAAAGAATCGCCGCCGCGCGATCCGCCACCGACGCCCTGCGGAACCAGAAGGAGAACAAGCCGTGACCGACCACGAACGCGCGGAACTCATCGCCCTGTGGCGGGACGTGCCGGAGACGGAGCCCGGACACGGGGTTTCGGGAACAACGACTCAAGAGTGGTCGCCGTTGTTCAACGACAGCATCACCGCCGCCCTGTCACGCGACGCGATCGTTATGTATCTGTCGAAGCAGAGGGACCGCGACGGATTCAACTTCACCGTATGCCTATGGGAAGGCCGGGATTATCAAGGCAATCAGGTAGCCAATGTGCAGCTCACAGAAAGCCATGGGACATACGACCAAATGGCCTATCGCCACGCCAACGGCTCCACCCTCCTGCTTGCTCTCATCGCCTGCGCCCGCTCCGTACACGCTGAGGCAAAGGAACAAGCGTGAACCCACTTAACCGAGTATCAGGCCGCCGCGCCAACCGCCTGGGAAGGACCTTTCAGGACCGGCTGAAAGGCATGCACGCGATCTACGCCATGGAGAACAAGGCCATCATCGACGAGCAGCACCCCCACGTCTTCGGGGTGAATGGGAAGCTCCGCTACGCCGGTCGGGCTCGCCTGGACTTCCTGGGGACCCTTTCCCCCTCTGGCCGGTCGGTCGCCCTGGAGGCCAAGTCGAACGCCGCCAAGGAAGACGGCAAGGTCTGTACCTCTCTGCCGATTACGGAGGAGAAGGGGGGTATCCAGAGGGACCAGATCGAGGAACTGGCGAAGCGGGGCCGGGTGGGTGCCGTGGCGCTGATCCTCTGGTGGAACGGGGACCGGCTGGGGTGGTGTGACTGGCACACGGCGGAGCAGGTGGCACGGGGCAGGTCGTCGATCCCGGTGTCGGCGTTCACGTGGCTGGAGCCCTTTGAGATGGACTGGCTGGGGTCGTGGGGGAAGATGTGTGGTAGGATGGGAGAGAACGGTTCTGAGAAGTAAAAGAAGGAGAATCAAGAATGGGATGCGATATCTACTTTTACGTTGAGGTCAGGAAGGACGGGGAGTGGAGGCACCACGATTGGGAAGCCAAGTACGTGATGAACGTGAGCGAAAATGGGTATCGGGACATGAACTACGACCGACTGTTTGATGACCCGCTCTACGTTGGTCGAAAATACGCCTTGTACGCCATCCTCGCGGACGTTTGCAACGGAGGTGGATGGGCCGGTGTCCAGGACGAAAATGGATTCAACCCCATTTCGGAGCCGCGCGGTCTCCCGGCGGATGTGTCGGCACCTGTCAAGAAGGAGTCGGACGATTGGTTAAGCATCTGCCACTCCCACAGTTATTTCACACTTGCCGAACTAAAAGCGTACGACTGGCAGCAGACGGTCGAGCTTCATGTTGGGTTGACCGCCGAGGAGTACGGCGTGTTCAAGAAAGAAGGGAAGCCATCTTCTTGGGGTGGCGGCGCATACGGCGAACTCGCTCGGGTTCTGAGCAACGAGGAGATGGGGCGGGCCATCGAGAGCGGAACCACTGAGCATGCTTATACGCTGGTGAAATGGCGCGAGACGTATGCCGACTTGTGCAAGCGGTTCGTGAATGAGACGATACCGGCCCTGGAGAAACTGGGAGAGCCCGACGACGTACGCATCGTGTTTTGGTTCAACAATTAATTGTGACCCCTTGACACCCCATCCCTCTGCCGGTACATTGCACCCCTGATTCTTCCCCCGCGCGGTCACGCGGGACGCCCTGACTATGGACCCGCCCACCCTCTCCCGACGCGTGACCGCGCGTCCGGGTGGGCGGTCCTTTTTTACGAATGAGGAAAGCACCATGTACACCCGCCCCACCTCCCGTCCTGCCACACCCCACACCCCCGCCTCCATCGCGGCGTATGTCCGGGAGCGGTACGCCGTGCCGACGCCGAGATGCGTCCTCGCTGACCTTCGCTGCCGCTACTGCGACGCAAACGGCACATGCGGCTGCCCCGTCGGGGGAATGCTCACGCTGGAAGATGCCGAGCTAATTGAGGGGAGCCCTATCGGTAGGGTCTTCAATGAACTCAACAAAAAGGGCTACTTCACCGATGATTGCCGCCTCCTTCTCCATGACCTCCAGAGCGTTCACGATCAAATGCTCGATAAGGCCCTCACCCTTTCCGACTTCGAGCCGGTTCTGGCGCGGCACGGCCTCTGAGAGCACCCAACCCACGGCCCGATGGTGAGCCGTGGACTCCCTCTCCCGGTCTGCGAAAGGCGGCCGGGGAGGATTTAAGGAGATACGGGTATGGAGAAGAACACGAAGGACGGAGGAGCGGGGGAGAGGTTCGTAGTCGATCCGCCATGCCCCGGAACGGACGAACCGATCACTGTCTACGACAGGTCGAAGATTGCTGAAGCTCTTCCATTTTACGATGATCGAGACGCGGAACTGGTTGCCGACGCCCTCAACCGCCTCAACGCGGAGTGGGCGAAGAAGTTTTCCGAAGAAGATCGATCCAGCGCCCAACTCATCGAAGAGCGAGACGCTGCCGAGGAGATTGTTTCGGCTCTCGTGCACGAGATAACCGGCGCTCATCCCGAATGGTCAAACCACTACGGATTGGCAGAGGCTTTAGAAGATTGCGTTGTGACCTTGGTCAATAAGGAAAATGAACTCGCCACCCTCCGCGAGCAGGTGAGGGTGCTGAGGTGGGCGATGGAGACGATCCATCGGCGTTCCGCCCCGCTCAACTGCTGCTGCACGGGCGCAGGAACCAAGTTGCGCATGGGGCCAACAACGCTGGCAAAGTTCGCCGAGATACACAGCGACGCTACCGCCGCCCTCTCCGCCACCGAGCCAAAGCCCTAATGCCCACCATCACCCCCAACACCTACCGGTACGCGAGGCTTGGGCCGTCTGACACCAAGACCCTGATCTACGTGGAGTCGGTGAACGACTACCTGACGGTCCATTGCCGCCGCTTGGCAGACCGGATCGTCAGGGGGAAGAACATGGGGGTACGCTGGACCGGCGACGTGGCGGTGAGCTTCGGGTCCATCCTCAACGAACTGCCCAGCGAGAAGACCCTGGAAGAGGTGATCGCCATCGCTGGCCTGCCTACGGCCCAAAAACCGAACAAACCAAGTCCGGTGAAGCGGCGCGTAGATTTTCTGTGAGGATTTCTTGACGCGGGTTTCAGATGGCGGTACGTTTGTGCGGGTTAGCGGCTTGCAACCGCGTGAGGGCTGTGCGGCTTTGGAGCATCCAAGCCGCCCAGCCGCCAGCCCTCGACCTCAAGGCTTGGAGTTTCGCCACGATGGCGGCAGCACCCACACCCAGATTTAACCTCGCCCAAGTCGATGGTCTCGGCCGCGTGCTTGGACCCGGAGGCCGTCCCCGTTGTCGGAGAGACCGCCCAGACCCGTCTGTCGCCTCTGGCGTCCAGAACGCCCCCACGGGGCTCCTAGCGGCTGCTGAGGCGATTGCGTCAGCTCGCCGCGGCGGCAGGAGGTTCGGGTCTGACTGGCCCCCTTTCCGGCGTCTGATCGCCGCGATTGAGGCGGCCCAGGGCGGCAAGGTGTATATCCGGGACCTGACGGCCCACGAGCATCAGCGCGCCCGCCTGATCTGCATGGCGCGGCGGCTAGGCACCCTGGAGATGGGGACCGGCTACCCCGAGGGGAAGGCATTCGGACGGCCCCCGGTGTGGGTGAGGAAGAGGGGTGGCAATTGAACCTTGATGAAGTCAGCAATGTTCAATTGGCTTGGATGCTTCGCGGAGTCGCTTATGCCTATCCGGCCATAGCCGAAGTATTGGAAGAGGCGGCTAGACGCCTTGAAAACGCTCCGGCGATTACCGGGAAAAACCTAAAAAAGATTGAGCGGGACAGAGAGAAAGCTCGCCGCCTTTCTATGCGTCGCCGAGCTGCGCCGGGCTCACATACAGACGAGCAGTGGATCGCACGCGTCGAATTTTGGGGGTGGAGGTGTCGGTACTGCGGCGACGATCTTTCGGCAGGGGGGCTCTCAAAAGATCACCAGATTTCAATTGCGATGGGTGGCTCAAACTGGCCATCAAACCTTGTGCCTGCCTGTGGTCCTTGCAATTCGGCAAAGCGGGACCGAACTCCTGCGGAATTTAAAGCCAAGGGCGGCCGAAGGAATACCGCTAAAACCACAGGTAGGGAGCACAGGTAATGGCCAAGCTCCCCGCCTTTATGTTCTACCCGGGGGACTGGATGAAGGACCCGAACCTGAAGCGGTGTTCCCACGCCGCCAAGGGGGTCTGGATCGATATGTTGTGCCTGCTGCATGAGTGCGAGGAGCGAGGCGTCTTTCAGACTGCCGGACAGGCTTGGAGCGACGAAGAAATCGCCCAGGCCGTCGGCGGGAGGCTGGATGTGACGCTCCCGTGCATCCGCGAGCTTGTCGATAAGGCGGTTGCCGACCGGAATACCTCTGGCGCGATCTTCTGCCGTCGAATGGTTCGGGACGAAAACAAGCGCAGGCTTTGCTCAGAGGCCGGAAAGAAGGGCGGCAACCCGACCCTTATAGGTCACTCCAAGGGTCATCCCAAGGGTGAACGCAAGGGTAACACCAAGGGAGAGTCAACCCCTTCATCTTCAGTTTTAGTTTCAATTACAGAGAAAGACAATGAGAGAGTTACGCGTGCGCGCGAGCCGTCGTTGTCAATGGTTCAGACCTTCCCCCCCGGCTACACCCCCACCTCCGGCTGGACGGTCGGGTTCTTCCGGTTCTACGAGGCGTACCCCTCGTCGGTACGGAGGCGGGACCTTGCGAACTACTGGCGGGACAACAACCTGGAGCCCTTGACAGAGGCGATCCTGGCCGGTCTGGAGCGTTGGAAGGGTTGCGGGTGGTGGAAGCGGGGGAAGACGCACGGGATGCGGTCTTGGCTCGAAAACCGGAAGTGGGAGGATGAGCCGCCGGCGGATGAGCAGCCGGTCTCGGCGGCGGCCTCCGCACCCCAGCAATCGGGGTTCTTGCCCCCCATCACACCGGAAGAACTGGCGGCGATACTGGCTGACAAGCAACCGAGGGTCAAATGAACACTCACGACGTAATCGCCACTCGCGCCCTGGTCACCAAGATCTGGACCAAGTGCCAGTGGCCCCAAGAACTCAGCGATGAGTTTACCCGTCGTCTCAACGGCCTGGACCTGGAGTACGTTCAGGCACGGGCCGCCATGCTGAACCTCGCCATGGAGCGGAAGTACCAGACAGTGAGCCCTGCCGAACTTCTGGAGGCTCTGGGGAAAGCGCTGGTGGTCCAGAAGAAGGAAGCCCCCAAGGCCCCCGAGATCGGGAAGCGGGAGGCGGCGCTGTCGCTGGACCTGAGGCTGCAAGAACTCCCCATCGACTTGCAGCACGCCGCGATGTTCCGTATCGACGACATGATCCATCAGGCGAAGGACCTGACCCGCGTAGGGGTCCGGTTAAAGGACGCGGCCCTGCTGGCGGAGACGGATTGGATAGGGGCCTTGGAATGTGCCCCCTTCCGGTACGAGGTGAAGCAGCACCCAGCGGTAAAGAAATGGCTGGAGCAGCAGCCGCACAAGCCTCTCCAGATGGCTGACTTTGAGAAGGTCTCGACGACGGCATGAGCCCCAGCCGGGGCAGGAGTGAATGCGATGAGCGATTTTCAGAGAAACGAATTACGAGAGAAGCAGTACATCAAGGTACACCTGTCGCCATCCGAGAGTGAATTCGACACCTTTGTGGTAACGGCGTACAAGCGTGTTGAAGTCGTAAAAAAAGGCGATAGATATCAAGTGGTGTGGAGCCCATCGGATATCGGTTGGCCCTCCTACGGAAACAATACGCCAAGAGCTGCCGAACTCTTCGCCCAGCTCATCATGGCCGCAGCAGAGGAAGCCAGAAAGCTCGATGCCGAGTTTCCGCCGGGGAGCCCGGTTAACGCCAGCGATGCCGCCGAGGCAGCGAAAAAGGAGTGAATGAGATGAGCGAATACAGCGTAAAGGCACCCCCCGGACACATCATCACCTATCAAGGAGAAGTCGTAAAGGTTATTGGCGATTTGCCCATGACAGCCGACCGGGTAGTCGTCTGCAAACCGTCGGAGGTTTGGTGGTGGGATGGAAATTTCTTATTGGGGGGCGGCGCAGGTATAAAGATGGAGTTGGCGTTTGCTGATCCAAATGACGACGATCGGTTTTTTAGGCCTAATGCCGGAATATCTGCTTGCTACTCCACCCGCGATGCCGCCGAGGCAGCGAAGAAGGCCCGGCCATGAAGCCCAAACCATCATGCCCCACCCTTGGGGGTTTACCGCTGTCCGCGTGGGTCGGCCGCCTCGTCCGGACCTGCGAGAAGAAGAAGTATTGCGGTCCCCCGCACCCGGCCATCCTGGTATCGTTTGAGGGAGGCCGGGCGGTCATCAACCGGCTACCCACCGGCACACGGAGACGGTCAGCGTATCGGATTTACGACCGCACTGGAGCGCAAACCCCGATCTGGCGGAATCCAGAGCGAGGAAGGAGAAGCCGTGAGCGAAACGAAGGAATGCAACCAACCTCCCTCGTCCCGCCCCATCACCTACGGGGATATGCTGCGCCTCGCCGACGCGATCGAAGCCGATCCGGCCAAGCGATCGTACGAGTACCTGCACCCTCTTGCGCGCCACATCCGCACCCTCTTCGGAGCACCCCCATGTCAGACAGAACCCTCGACCGCTTCACCGTCGGCATCTGGATCGGCCTCCTCGTCGGCTTCGTCGCCGGAGTCGTCACCGCCGCCCTCTTCATGCCCAGGTAAGGGGGAAGGGGAAGAGGGGAAGGTCACGGCTGGTGAACTGGACGAGATGCTGGCGCAGTGGCCGAGGGGGGCGCGGCCGAGGTTTATCCAAACGCATGGTTACGTGTTGCCGTCTGGGTATTGCACGCACGATTACGCCCCAAGCGGGCACACCATCTACACCGCCGACGCCATCGACCTCACCATCGCGGCGGGGGTGAGGTGGTTGATGGCCAGGAGGGTAGCGTTGAAAGTAACTCCCCCCGACACATCAGGTGAGTATTTGCTTGCTGTTTGGAACGACCGCAAGGATGGGGACGGCTGGGATTGGTTCTTCGGTCCCACCCTCCTCCACGCCGTACACGCGGCGGTAATGGCGGCGGCGGATCGGGTTAAGGCTGGCACTTCGCAATGAGCATCTAAACCACCTCGTCAGGGGAAAGATTGTGCAGGAGGCGGGAGGTATACTGAGGGCGGTATTCGGGAGAAATGCACATGCAATCAATGAGCGCCCTTTCCATGATCACGGCATCTGCTGGCGGAGACTATGCACTTCTTTCCGCGATGCCCCGCTTCGGTCCATCGCGCAGCCAAATGAAGGCGTCGCCGCTGACTGACGCTCAACGCCGGTACCTCCAACTCAGCAAGTGGGACGGGAAGCAGCCGGAAACCACCTCGCGGCAGATGCGCCGTCATCCTGATCGGTTCTGAACCACGCACACCCACATGACCCGCAGGCGATCGTCGGGCCGAGGAGGGTAAATTCCTCGGGAAAACAGCAAGGCCGCTTGGTCCAGCGGTTCAACGACGCCAAGGATCATCCGCCCTACTGGGAGACCGGTGAGGCGGGTTTGGAACGTAGCTCAGTGAGTGCCCAGAATACCGCACGCAGAAGAGCAGCCTGTGCGTAAAATAGACAGGTGGTCGCGTGGTTCAATTCCACGCCGTTCCTAGTCCGCCATACGCCGTAAGGTCTTCCGAAAAGGCTCTGGCGGGTGCTCGCTTTGGCCTGAAAGGGAAAAAGCGGGTTTGGCAGGGAGCGGACGGACAAGGCTTAGGCGGGTAACCAATCCCGGTGGGTAGCGAGTGGTCTAGTCTCCCTGTCATTCGTGGGCTGGTGCAACGAAGCATATCGGGCAATGTTCCCGAAGATGGGAGTGCGAATCTCCCGCCCCTGATTTAGATCGGTAGCTCAATTGGTAGAGCGGTGACGACGCATATCACCAGATGTAGGTTCAAGCCCTACCCGGTCTGTTGGTCAGAGCCACGCGGCTGCGAGAGCGAGCCGCCACCCGCTAAGTGGCTCTGCACGCGGGATACCAGAAGGCCCGCGACGGACGGGTAGCTTAGTGGTAGAGCAGTCGACTGATAATCGGCAGGCCGTGTGTTCGATTCACACCCCGTCCATTCATCGTGCGGCGCAGCGAGCTGCGCAAGAGAGTACCGGCAGGCCAAACTCTCCAGGTTTGAGAGTCTCGCGTGGTCAGTGGAAGGTTCGAATCCTGAGGGCCGGTAGACTCAAGACCACGACTGCGGGTGAAAACCCCGCCACGATGATTCAACAGATCACGCTGGCGGCCTCCGGTGGACGCACTGTCTGGACAGGTTCAGAAGGCAAACCACGCCAGAAGCCTTACCGGGCCTAATTAACCCGAGCATCGGGGGCGCCAGCGTGATCTGTTGAAGGAGAATGCATGATGCTACTAAAAATCGCGGTTACATGCCTGTTTGTTGGCCTATTGCTGGTTCTTCTTGGTGCCGGTCTTGTTCTCGTTTTTCCAGACGCAAATTGGCCTGAGAAAATATTCTATCTAGGGGTTTGCCTTGTTGGCTCATTAGCGGCATGTGCCGTTGTGGCTGGGCTTATCGGCATCTGGTTTTACGTGCCTGCCAAGTGAACCGCTACCCCTCACCCCCGCGCCGCCCCCACCACCGCGTCAACGTAACGACCGTCCCCAGGCGTGACCGGCTTGGCCTTCCCGGTCTTCTCGTCCCAGCCCTTGAAGTGGACCACCTGCGAGCAGACGCCTGCGCCCATGCCGCTGTAGGCCCACCGTACCACGTTACCAAGCTGGTAGGGCTCGACCGACAGGGGTGTAGGCGAGCCGTACACGTCCTCGCCGACCCAGAGGTTCACGGTATTACCCCACAGGGCCGCAGCCATCCGGCAGTCGTGGTAGGCCGCCTGACAGAGGAACTTCACGGGGTCGCCATCCCCCCTCTCTTCAACGCCGAGGATTCGGTACGGCGGGTGTGACGACGCGGCAAAGTACGCTTCGACGCTGATTGAGTTGACGTATGGTCGTAGCGCATAGGCAACGACCTTGTTCCGCTCGTAGACCCCGTTGCTCGGGTCTCCCCACCCGAACTTGTCCGAGACGTAGAGGCCGAACTCGCCGTATCCGCCCTCACGCTTGCCGCAGGTGCTACGCCAATCGAAGAATACCCCTATCAGTGCAAACGCCACCCGTCGAATCTCCGGCAGGTTCTTGTAGTCCGGAATCTTGGTGCCGGGGATTCTGGGCCAGATGTTCTCGACGTTGGCGAAGACCCGCGCGGTCTTGGGTGCCGCGTTGGTCTGCTTCACCATGTTGTCCAGGAGCTGCTTGCAGTAGTCGTCAAGGTCCCGGAACTCCTCCGGCTCGTCGATGAGCACGGTCGGCTCCACGCCCTTGGCGGCCGATTCGCGGTTAAACGCGTCGTAGGCTCGCTGGTCGGAAGGGTTCCAGCCGTTCCAGTAGGACGAGAGGGGCTTGGGGCGGGTGGGCATGGATACTCCGTTTTATTTGCGCTCAGCGTACTTTTTTAGATAATCTCTGACCTGATCGCTGCTCATGCCGAACGCCCGTAGGCGTTCTACCGCCTCTAGGGCGCGGCGCCTGCAATCGGGACAAGCCCGTTCATTAAGGCGTCCGTGTGGGCATCGAGTCGGATGCGGGCGGTTGGCCATGGTCACTTCTCCTGCTTGGCCTTCCCTGCTTCTTTATCGTCGTTAACATGATCAATTTTTCTGGCTATCCATTCATCCAGACGCTTCCCGGAGTGACCCAATCCATCCGGTATTTTCTCCGGAGGAATCGACTCCCACTTCCCCGTTTCAGGGGAGAAGACACAGTCTTCCAGAAGGATGTGAGGCTCGACAAAAGACCGAACACTTGAGAGTGTTTCGCTCATTGGCTTTACTCCTTTGCCCGCTTCACGAACCGTTGAAGCGCGTCGATCAGACGCTCAGCCTGCTCGACATTCAGGTGCGGGCTAAATGAATGCCACTCCCCCAAGTGAAATATACCGTCGTACCCCTCTTGGTCGTTCGTGAAAATCCACACGCGCGGACCCTCGGCCGAAGAGCTAGTCCTTACGCGGATTCGACGGCCGTATGTATCCGTGATGAGGGCAAAGTCGTGCAGGCCACGATCACCGCCAGTTGGCTGGCCGTCATGGTCTGGACCGAGTGTTTCTGATGTCCGCATTGTGCATTCTCCTTAAAGCCAAAAAAGTCAAAGACGCTCGCGATCTTCGGCCGAGGGTCCGAATTCGAGTGTGCTTATCCCACGAATCTTCCGGCAGTCGCGGATTATCCACGTATGCGTGTTCTTGATCGGTTTCCCATCCAACACGTAAATCGTTTCTCTGGTGATCGTGTGGCCGCTGCAAGAGTCCTTGCAGTTCTTCCCTTCGGGTACACAATCCCTGATCAAACAGGCGATCGTTCTGGCTTCGCTCAAGCAGCCGCCGTCAGAATCGTGCCCTTTGCTTGTGCGTGTGAGGTCATCAATCACATCTTCCGGGAAAATCCCGGATCGGCAATAACAGGCACGCCGCTCACCTCCGCACACCGATGGGCGATCGATCGGAAAAGAAGGCGGCTTTCTTGGGCACTTGACAGCAAAGACGACCCCGAGAATAAGGATTGCGGCAATTGCCACCGCAAAGCTAATTTCCCACATTTCCATAGTCCCATCATACCAAGCCGACCGTCCCGGTGAAATAAAAAACTCCCGCGCCGGGAAAGGGACGGCGCGGGAGCGAGAGAGGAGAATGCCTTGGTTACTGGCTGACCGGGATCGGGACGATTCTACGCCGGGTCGCGGCACGCTGCGTGGACCCGCCGGGGATATCCGCGGTGTCCGCCCGGCTGGTCCCCTGGTTAAACGCGATCTGGGGGCCCGCGTTCACAAGGGCCTGGATCGAACCCACCGTTCCCCAGTGCAGGCCGTCCTCGAACTCGGGGATGCCGGGGTCGGCGATGGTGAGCCGGGCTCCGCGGGGGTGGTTCTTCTGGAGCGTCTGGAGGGCCGTGGTGACCGCCTGGATGCTCAGGACAAAGCATTCCCATGCGTTCGACGCGTTGAAGGGTGCCGCGGGGTACGAATTGTTGGGCTGGATGTTGGGGAAGGTCGGACGAACCCAGGTGAAGTAGCCGTCCCGGTCGAGGAACCACCGAGCCGTCGAAGAGATCGCCGTCGCCAGAGAGGCCGCAGTCGCCTGCGATTGGGCGGTGCTGGTCGAACCCATGTTGTTGGCGAACCCGCCGATCAGCCACACGTCCCAGCAGAACGCCTGCGTGAGGCCCGAGAGGCACGCGGTAGGCCAGTCGGTCATCTTCTTGCCGGAACGCCCCAGGGCGATCGGAGCGGCCGACTGGGGCATGTTGGGCCCGCTGGGGATCTGGACGCCACCTGCGGCCGAGCCGTCGGATCCCGTCAGGGCGAATCCGAACAGCGAGGAGTAGTTGAGGGCACGCCGGGGGGCCGTCCCGAAGGTCGAGTAGGTGTAGCCGTCGCCGCCACCGTACCCGAAGACCGAAGCCTCCTCGTAGGAGTCCACCAGCGTCAGGGTGGGGTACTTGTAGTCCTCAAGCTGCTCCCACTCCATGGACGACCCGTTCGTGGTCGTCGAGAACGATGCGTAGAAGTCGAACGTGGTGGAGAGGTCGGTCACCGCGTTGAGGGTGGCCGTCGCCCCGGTGGCGAGGTTGACCAGACCCGACGGCGCAAAGTCCTTCGAGTTGTTGTAGGTCGTAACCCGGCACCCCCCCGATCGAGGGAAGTTGAAGAAGATGAAGACCTGATCGTGGATGGCCCAGGTGGCGATGACCTTGCCGGCGGAGTCGGTCATCGTCATGGTGCCGGACGCGCCGGAGATCGAGAAGTCGGGGAGCGAAAGCCCGTTGAAGCTGATGCTGCCGGTCCAAGTGTCGTGCTCGAACCGGAGGGCCCAGACCACCGTGTGAGAGTCGTCGTCGTTGAACACGATGTTGGTGGGGGTCGTCTTGTGCAGCGTTACTACGCCAAAGACGCCCGACGTGGAGGTCGAGGTGAACCGACCCCGCTCGCGTCCGGGCCGGTTTCCGCTCGCCACGCTGTACGGGATGCTGGTATAGGTGCAGTTGGTCGGGATGACCACCAGACGCTCAGACGCCACACGTCCACCGGGGAATGAGGGGCTGAACCCCCAAAGCTTGTTGAAGTACTGGGGGTTGAGGAGGGTCATCCCGGTGTCGAGGAAGTAGGCCGTATCGTCCCATGACGACATCGCGCCCAGTTCCCAGCGGATACCCGTCCAGGCCGGGAAGGTGATGGCCCAGTTCTGCGGGTACGGAGCAGACCCTGTGCTGATCGCGTTGGTGAAGTCGAAGTAGCCGATGATGTTGCCGTTGATCGACAGGGAGAACGTCCCGGTGTCGTCCAGAGCCACGTCTACCCGGCTCCACACGTCGTAGGGGAGCGTCGGGAACGACGTGACGTAGGTACCACCCGACGGGGGCGACGTGCCCGCGTAGAAGACGCCGGAGGCGTTGCGGCAGTACCCGCACTCGGTGTTGCCGTAGCTCCCCAGGGGGCCAGCCGCCGAGGGGGTGTACGTGTGCAGACAGATGCCGCTCTGGGTCGCCTTCTGCGTCGAGTTGGGGGAGGCGGGGGCGATTGCCACGGCCCGCACCTGCCCCGTGTACGTGAAGCCGCCCACCGAGGAGGAGAACGACAGCAGGGTCGCCGCGCTGGGAGTGGTCAGGTCCATGTCGGTCCGGCGGGGCCGCACCCAGAACGAAGCCCGGTGGTACTTGTTGGGCGTGCCGGTGCCACCGGAGAACGGGGCGTCCGCGCCGCTGGTGTTGTCGATCGTCACGGAGCACGCCACCCCGTCGTTGGTCTGCACGAGGTAGCCGGTCGATGCCGAGCCGGGCCATTGCTCAGACAGGGGGGCGGAGGTGTAGGTGAAGCCCGAGAGGGCGAAGGGGACCGTAAGGCCGGTTCCCGTGGTCGTGCCCGTGATGTTGGTGATGTTCTTCTTCTGTGCCATCTGGCTGGTTTCCTTGTCTGGTTTTTCCATCAACCCCGGTAAGCCCGGAATGGAGATACGTCTTCCGATCGGTCACCCCCGTACTGCTCAGGGTTCTTTTTCCCGCGTCGATTGCTTGGCCTCGATCCGGATAATCCCTTCTCGGATCGCGGTAATGTTGCTTATCATCCCTTTGCGCTGCTCGATCGCCTCATCCTGCCACTTCTGTACCTGCTCCATGCGGTAGTTCAGAATCTCGACCCGCTGCTCCGTCTGGGCCAGTCTCCGTTCCAGCAGGAGTACGCCCGACACCGACCACGCAACCAGGAGGGCGGCGAACTTGGCGTAGTCCGCCAGTGAGAGCGTGACCTTTGTTTTGGCTCCAACAGCGGTCAAACGCCCCTCCCGGTCAGGTGGTGGTGAGCTTGTGCTTCCGGACCATCGCCTTGGCCCCGCTGGTGTACTCGGCCTTCACGACGTTCTCATGGGTCTTGAGGGCCGTCTTCACGCCGGGGTCGGTCGCCTTGAGGGCCTCGATCCCGTTAATGATCGAGACCGCGTCGGCCTCCTTTTTCCTGACCCTGAGTTCCTGGACCCCTGCCGCCAGCAGGGGGGCACCCAGCATGACGATCAGGTTCCAGGGCGGGGGGAGGAGAGCACCTGCCGCCCCGGCCGCCTTGCCGGGGTCGAAGGCCCCGTCAGGGCCCGTTGCCTTCCCCAGGAAGTCCTCGGCCTGCTTGACCTTCTCCAGCGTCTTGGCGGCTCGCTCAGCCGCCTTGTCGTCCCCGGCCGTCTTGGCCTCCTGGTACTCCGCCTCGGTCTCCTGGCGGATCGTGGCAAGCTGGGCCTTGGTGGCGGAGGTGTCGGCTACCGAGCAGCCGGAGAGTGAAAGACCGACCGCGCAGAGGGCGAAGAGTTTGAGCATGGCGTTTCCCCGTTGTTTCGCTGGTTGCAGAGTTCGGAGGCGGTGCGGAAGTCAAAGGGGCCTTCGACGGCCGCCCGCCGATCGGGAACGAAGTTCACGTACCCCCACCGGCCCGTGTCGGCGTCCTTGACGGCGTACCACCCCACTACGAGCTTGTGACGCATCTTGGAGAGCATCACACGGTCTCCGGCTGGAGCATGGTGATGCCGCCGGTCGCGGTCCCCATGTCGTAGTCGGTCACGACCTCGAACGCGCCGCCCAGGTACGGCAGGATCAGGTACGCCGGGGTGTTGTTGGCGGGCGAGTAGGCGGTGCCCGTGTCGGCACCGTTCGCCAGCGCGATCGTGGAGAACGGATCGGCCGGGGTCCAGACGACCGTGTCGGCGATGCGGATACCCGCCAGAAGGGTCGAGGCCGTCGGGCCGGTCAGGGTGCTCAGGGTGATGTCGGCGGTCCCCATGAGGGCCAGCGTGTACGCAACGTCGGTGTTCTCACTGGACTGCTCGATACCGACCTTGGCGTAGAGGCGGACGCTGTAGGTGGAGTTGTCCGCGCCCGTGCCCGCGAACAGGATTTTCGCGTTGGTGGCGTTGCTGACCGCCACGACGCCGACGCCGGTCGGGAACGTGCCCGCCGATACGGTCGAGGCGGAAATCTGGTAGGTGCCGTTGGGGCTGACCCCGGCGTTATCGGCGATGAAGGGCTTGATGAGGGGGGTGACGGTGTTCATTGGGTCTCCGGATGGTCGCAAACAGGTCTTTCAACCGTGCGATACACCCGCAGCCGATGAACTGTCGGGGGTCCTTGACTCGGCCTCTGAACGTCAGCCAAGCCCGTAGAGGCTTCGGCACTCCGTACCAACGGACGCCGAGCCACCGCACGACCCCATTTTCATCAACATGTCGATGCCGAGGACATTCTACACCACCGCGCGCGTGCTTTTGAAGGTGCTCACCAGAAATTGTGCAAACCACCATCGTCGAGCGCGAGCACGCGGCGCACATCGCGGCGTTCGTCATCGCGTCGTGACGCACAAGGCGGCCGCTCTGTGACCGCTGGTACTTCTCGGAGCCTGAGTTTTTATTCACGCATGATTTGCAGGTCATGGGAGGAGTGTGTCGATCGGGTCGGTCCAGCCGGAAGAGCCGCATCCGCCGGTGAAGGAACAGGGGTCGCCGTTGTCGGTGAGCACTTGGATACGCAGCGACACGATCACATCGGTACGCCTGCCCGTAAAGTACTCGAAGCTCTCGGCGTGCTGGAAGGTCCAGACGTTGCAGTCTCCGAACACGTTGCCCGTGCTGGTGTAGGTGCCCGTGACGGGGTCGTCCCGGAAGGCCAGCGTGAGGAAAGACCATGGCGTGTGTGTCCACCCCTCGCGCCGCTGGTCCGCGGCGTCTCCGCTGGTCCACTTGTTCACGCGCGAATAGACCGCGCCGGGCTGGCCGGCAACGGGGTCTCCGTCCGAGGGGGCAAACTCGATGGTCCGGTCGTTGGGAACGATCCCCGAGAAGGGGAGGCAGCAGTAGGGGTCCAGGTTGATCGTGTTGGTCGAATCCTCCGACGTGCCGTTGGGGTACTCGCGGTGGGTCAGGACCGTGACCGAGAGACCCCCGCATTCACGGGGGTTTGTGTCGAGCACCGACGCAACCTCGCGTTCGATGTCGCCGTTCTCGTAGTAGATCGTCTTGGACCACCCGAGATCGACTTGGTAGCGGAGGCCGGACCGCTTTCCGCAGCACACATCAATGGGAAACCAGTGGTTATCCCCCGCAAACTGCTGGAAATCGACGCCCCTCATGCACTCGTCGCCGCATGATGAGCCGCATCCGAGGGTTGATGGAGCGAAGCAGCAGGAGGCCGCGGGGAGCAGTTTGGGGTAGCCGCCCACGTTCTGCCACGTCTTGAGCGGGATCGGGGTATTCCGAACGTCCGCCCCTTCGGCCGCAACGATGGTGTTCACCTCGGCGGCGGTGTACCCGATGGATCGGTCGATGCAACGACCGTCGGAGAGCACGTACATGCCGACCGAGGCCGAGGCGCAGACGAAGACCCGGTAGTTGGACTCCTCAGAGGTGCAGCCGTCGCAGGGGAACGCCTCGAAGTATTCGGGGCCGACGTTGACCGCCCCGCACCCGTCCACGCAGTTCTCGCGCCAGTCGAGCATGATGCCGCTTCCCCCCACGATGATCGCGCCGGGGGGGAGTTGGTAGGCGGAGAGCCCGTCGTCGGTGAAGTGGGCCGACGACCCCAGGCTGTAGCAGATGCCGTTGAACCTGATGATGGTGTAGTAGGTCCAGGACCCCGTCGAGGCGTCGAACCGGGCGAAGACATCGGACTCTCCCTCCCGCTGGGCGAGTGGTGCGGCCGAGTCGGGGAGCACGGATTGGGCGTCGATGTAGATACAGGGGGTGTCGCCTACGGCGCAGGGTGCAATGCCCGGATAGGCGATGCAGGGGCAGGCTTGGTAGTAGAAGTCTCCCGGCGCGGGCTGGTTGCAGCAGGGGGAGCAGGTCTTCTGGGCCTTGCCGTTCCGGCTGGCGGCTCGGCCGTTGATCTTAAGGGCTCTCACGCGTTCGCTCCGTTCGATTGCCTTGCCACGTTCCTGATTGCCGCTTCGAGAGCCGACATCTGCGCCGCGAATGATCCGCCCGCGTCGGTGGCGTCGAATCCGCGGGACTGCATCTGGTAAATACGCTCCATGCTCTTCTCGGCGTCAAGGATGTTCTTGAGGTAGTTCTGTGAAGCCCGGTCCATGGCCTCGGCCTGCTTGCGGAAGTGCTCAGAAGTAGCCTCTTGCGCCTCTCGGATGACAGCGAAGTCATGGAGCAATGATTTTTGCTTCTTTTCTCTTTCTTCTCGATCGTGGGCAGCGACCGCGTCCAAAGACTCTCGGATCACCCGAGCGTCGTGGGCACGTCGCCTATCCGCGCTTGCTTTCTCTTTTTCGTCTTTGTTTTTGGTAGCCTGAACGGAATCTGCCTCTAGTTGCTTATTTAGCTGAGAGATTTTCTCCCTGATGGCAGAAATACTCCCCGTTCCCCACCCGGCCAATTGAACCCCCGGCGTCACGTTAAGCCAGTGACTTCTCAACTGGTCGAGGTCGTTGTTGAGTTTTGCCAGTTCCTTCCGTGTAGAGGAAATCCTTGATTCAACAGCGCGGCCCTGTATGGAATCCAAGAACTCACCGGCAGCAGTCGTCCCATCCTGATTTATGGCATCGATATATTCCTTAATCTGGGATACTGCCGATGCGATCGACGCAATCGCTCCAGCGATTAGGATAGCGTTCTGGGAAAAGGCATCCCCTACCGATTCTGTGCTTTTTCCTACGTCTTTGACGGCATCAGATGCTCGTACGGCACCGTCAACCATCTCGTCCCACGCCTGCTGCGCGGTCTTACCGGCATCCTCAGTAGCAGAGGCAAGTTCCTCAACCTTGGCCTTGGCAGCGTCAACGCCCTGATTAAGAGGGGTCAGGTCGGCGGTGATCTCTACCCTCGCCTTGCCGATCGGTTGTCCTTCGCCAGTCGCCATATCAGAGTCCGGGGATGTTGATCGTCTGGACCACAACGGGGAAGTTTCGGGAGAGCGTCAGAATTTGCCGCTGGGCCCGGATCGTCACGCTGCCCGCTCCGGGGGCGTCCGCCGAGGACTTGCACTGGTCCAGGAGACCGTTGTTCCCCTGAACGTCCGTGGTGATGAACGATCCGGCCGTGATGTAGGAGCGGGTCAGGAGCGTACTCCCGCTCCCCGCCAGCGCGGCCATGGAGATGGTCACGATATCACAGTGGCAGGAAAAGTCTACCTTGTCACGCTTGGCGTTGAGCTGCGTCTGGAGTGCAGCCAAGGACGCCATGTCGGACTCGTCGGCGGTCCATGTCCAGAGGGACACCTTGGCCTTTGCACCCGACTGTGGGCTTACCACGTAGAGCCGGGCGAAGTTGTACGGCTGGACCGAGGCGGTTCCAGAGATGCCTGCCGCGCTGAGGGAGATGCCCGTCGGCGTCCAGGTGGTCTTGTCAAGGGAGCCTTCCAGGCGGACGATCGCCGATCCCCAAGAGCCGGAGGCCATGGCCGCCGAGAACTTGGCGTAGGCGTCCACCATGACGGTCCACACGTCCGAGGTGTTCCCCGCGCTGCTCAGGTCGAGTGCTGTCGTCTGGGTAGCGTTCACTGATCTCCCTTTTCAGCCGATGCACGGCTCGTGGTAGACAACCTCGATCAACTGAAAACGCATGTGCTCGGGCTTGTCGTCGTCCCACCAGATGAAGACGGGGGAACCCACCACCGCGGGCTTGATATCGACGCCGGGACGGTTCCCGTAGGGCTTGACGTTCAGAACAACCTGCTCAAGCCCGGCACTGTCCCGGTAGATGATGTCGTAGGAGACACCGGCCGCTGGTTGCGGAAGGATGTTGGGGTAGACGGCCGCGACTTTGCCGGTGGTCGAGTTCATGGGTTCGTGTCCTGGCACTCTTCGAAATAGGGGGGCTCGATGATGAGGAACATGGGCTCGTACCCCTGCGACCAGTGGACCATGCACACGTCGCCTGGGGCGGCGGGCCAGATGTCAGCGTTGGTGCGGCGCACGGCGGGCCCTACGCCCTTGAGGACGCTTTCTGAGCCGTTGGGGTAGGTCACGGCGATGTCGTAGGAGACCCCCGAAGCCTGCTGGGGCTCCGTGCTGGGGTGTGTCGCCACGATCATGGCTGTGTAGCACTTAGGGTCCAACGTATTCTCCCAGGGGGTTGCCGGGGAGCCCAGTCCAGCCGAGTCCGTTCGGGTTCAGCGCGTTGTTGCGGAAGTCCGGGAACTTGTCGAACACGCGCACCGCGGGAACGGATATATCGACGCCCTCGGCGGCTAGTCCAATCTCAAACGCTCCGGGAATGACTTGGTAGGCGTAGAAGGGAGGGCGGGTGGCCGTCGCCGTCACGAAGTATCGACTCAGAACGTCTGTCGGGATGGTGGTGTCGGCGGGAACGGTCCCTTCTCCGGGGCGATTGGGCACGCCGGGAACAGGAATCTCCATCTCCGTCATCCAGGTATAGCCGATGCGCCACATGGACGGGGCGGTCTGCCGGATATCGGGGGCGTCAAACTGCCAAGAAGAGCCGTCGGGGAACCGGTGAATCTGGCCGATCTGGTCGTACACCGCCTGTGACGTGGCGAAGTCGAACTGCGTCAGGTGTACTTCCCGGCTCAGAACCCACCGCTGAGTACGGTATTTCAGGTCGTTCCGGACCCACTCCCACCCGTCCAGAACGTCCGAGAGAATCCTTTGGCCGCTGCTGTTGTTGGAGTAGACCGGCACCTTGCGCCGGGTGGCGATGAAAAAGGGGATCACCAAGTCGTACCGCTCAGGAATGACGCTCAGGTAGGCCCGCTGGGTATCGTGAGGGGGACGCGTATCCGCCGTGCGGAACCGCCCGTTCGTCGAGTACAGCCCTTCGACGATCCGGGCCTCCTTGTTCATCCTCGTGTTTGACACGATTCGGTCAAGGAACATGTTGGGCAACGCCGGGTCCGGGTGAGGGCTCCCGATCGAGGGGATACCCGCCGCGGTGCACGCCTCGTAGCCCGTCTGGGCGTTGGGCACCCTCCACCGAACCGTCGAGGTCGCCACGACCCCGTCGTACTCGTAGGTACGAGAGTCCCAGAGTTCCGCGAAGAACGCGGGATCGGTGGTGGCGGGTGTCCCTGGCATCGCGTTACTTCTCGCCGACAGGCGTCGTCGTGGTGACCGTCGTCACGGCAGACGGGGCGCGGAGGTTCTGGACCGAGTTGGTCCACTTGTACAGGGTGGTGATGGTGTTGTCGTACTGGCCGCCGTTGGTGATGGTCGAACCGGGGTAGGCATTCACCGTCGCCAGCGTGCCGGTGGTGAACAGGTTGAGCCGAGCACCGTTCATCAGGTCGGTCGTGTTGATCGCCCCCGAGCCGTAGTAGCCCAGGTTCACGTTGGCACCCGCCAGCACGTAGGTTCCCGTGCTCCTCAGGGCGTGGGTCCCGGCCATGAGGTAGGCAGAGCCGACCGTCGAGGCACAGTCGATCCCGCACCCCGCGCTGTTGACGTTGCCGGAGATCGTCACGCCGGTACTGATAACCACCTTGCCCGAGGAGCCCGCGGTCAGGCCGCCGGTGAGGGTGCCGCCCGTGATGTAGAAGACGCCCGAGCCCGTTGAGCCGACGTTCACCACCGGGGTACTGGTACCGCTCCAGCACACGAACTGACCGCCCATCGCCACGCGGAAAGCCGTGGGGGATGCCCCGTTGATGTTGATCTGGAGCGACGCGCCGGGGGAGCCGATGCTCCCCTTGTAGCCCGAGGTGATGTTCAGGCTGTTCAGGGAGACCGCCGACTGGTTCAGGCCAGCGTCCACGCTGACCGATCCCGAGTCGAAGATCACGTCGTCGTTGTTGACGGGGACCGCGCCGCCGCTCCAGTTGCCCGCGACAGACCAATCACCGCTGATGCCGCCCAACCACCTGCGAGTCGCCATATGAACCCCTTAAGGCTTGGAAATTGCCGAGATGGTCGCGGTAGCCGCGGACCCGTTAACGCCTGTAACCGTCCCTCTGGTAAACCTGAACTTGGTGCAATCGATCGGGCTGGTTACCCCCTCCGAGGTCAGGGACGTGCCCGTCGTCACGTACTTGCCGCCGTCGATCGACCCCTCGATGGTGAGGACAAACCCGCCGCCGATGGTCCCAAGCTCTAGCGTGAGCTGGTACGCCACGGTCTTGGCGTCATCGAGCGCAAGCGGCGTCGTCTTGTTGCTCGCCGCGTTCAGGTCAAACTGTTTGTCGTCTATGTAAGCCATTACGCCCAGGTGTAAGAGCCGGTGTAAACGAACCCGTACGTCACGGTCGCGGTCTCGCCGGTCGAGCCGTTGGCCCCTGTGCTGATCCGCTGGAGGCGGGCCGAACCGCTCACTTGGCGGTCGCTCACGCCGTCGTACAGCTTCAGCGCAACGGTGGGAAGGGTGTCCACGCCGTCCGAGATGACGACCGTGTCGTCGGCGTACATGACGATCGTTCCGGTAAACGACCTGTTCGCCGAAACGGTCTCCTTGAAACCGGCACTGGCGAACCCGGTGGCGTCGGGAGAATCGATCGTCTCCTCGCCGGTCCAAGACTGGATGTTTGCGGTCTTGACACCCGTGGTGCTGCCGTCGCCACCCCAGTTGTTGGTGCCGCTGGTTACCGCTACGTTGCCCTTGATGCCTGAAAACTTCGCCATGGTGTGCCCCTTAAGCCGGGTAGCAATGGAACCTGTAAATCTCGACGTGATGCCAGAACGTGTCGCGTTCCGGGATGACCAGCGAACTCTCGGCCTGGAAGTACACCTTCCAGTTTGAGCCGTTGAACGCCACGGTCTGTGTCTGACGCTGGTAGACCGTCCTGATTCGGCCGATGATGCTTTCCGCCGCGGTGTTGACGCTGGCCGCGTCCCCGCCGGAGTCGTTCTTCGGGGTGTAGATGTTGAACGAATAGGCCCCGTAGGAACCGTCGTTCCCGAACGCATCTTCCTCGACGCTGCTCTGGAAGTTGCCCACCACGTAGGGGGCCGAGGTGCCGTCGGGGGGCTGCTCGGACCACAGTCCGCCAGTCACCAGCGACACGAGACCGCCGGCCCCCACGTCGGCGGCAAAGAGCGCATAGGCGGCTTTGCGTACGGCCGGGATCAATCCAAGGGCCCTCCGATGGTCCGCGTGCGGTCAGGGAGCCAACGCCGGGCCGTCTCGATGAACTCAGCCAAGATCGCCGTACGGTTATCGTCCAGCGAGCGGATCAGCCAGGGACGGGGAGCCATCTTCCGGGTGCCGAACTCCAGGTAGAGCCCGTAGTCGTTCGTCGGCACCTTGTTGACCGAGTTGACATACCCATCCCGCGAGCCCGCGGAGGCCACGAGGTTGACCGGGGTGGCCTTCCCGACCCCCAGAGACTGCTTTAGGGAGCGGGTCTCCATGTGGGGGAAGCCGCCGGGCGCAGAGCGGGGCGGCCCCTGCTCGCCGATGTTCCGGCTCATAAGGGCCTTGAGCATCTCGGCGGAGGCGTTGAGGCCCTTGGCCGCGGCCTCCTGGACGTTGGCCTTGAAGCCCTCACCGTACCACTCGATATGGACCGTCGAGACGGTCATTACGCGGCCTCCGTCGCGGAGATCATGCGGTAGGTGTTCCGGCCCGCGTGGTCGGCTGGCATCGTGATGGGGATCAGCACCACCCCCGCGTACTGGCCCGAGGCGACCTTGAGCCGCTGGTTCGCGTTGATGGTGACCGTATTGCCGAAGTAGACGTTGAACATCCGCCGCTTGGTCTCTCGCTGGAACTCGATCCCGACCCGTGAGGAGTCGAGTTGCACCGCCGCCGGGTAGGTCACCGAGGAGACGGTGTCGGAATAGCCGCCTGCGGCGTCCCGAGAGGGGGTGCCGGGCGTCAGAACGCTCACCGTCACGTTGAGGAGGGAGTTGAGGCTCACGCGTAGGTCCTCCACGCGTTGATGCGGTACATGAAGGGGGCCATCCAGCTGCCCGTGCCGTTCTCGTAGGCGTAGTGCCCGAGCCTCTCGCTCTGGAGACTGAGGTCCCTGCCGATCATCTGGAGCCGTGTACCGATCAGGTCGTACATGAGGACCTGGAGGTCCGGGGGCATCTCGCCCCCGTTGGCGTCGTACCCCGCGGTGTAGACGACCTTGACACCGCGGAACACCCCGTCCCGAAAGATGGGATAGTCGCCGACGATGTAGGGCTGGACCTGGGCGTCGGTGTACGACCAGCCATCGTTCCACGAACCGGCCCAAGTACACGCGGTCCGGCGCGACAGGATGGCCGTCTTGGCCTCGCAGGTGTACGTCGAAGAATCCAGCGTCGTGATAACCGAGCGGTTGATGTCCACGAGCGAAACCGACACAACCGCCGTCACGGGCCGAGACTTGAGCGTGATCGAGGTCTTGTTGCCGCCGTCGTAGTACTCGGTGAACGTCGCCTTATCGAACGTCCGGCCTGTCAAACGCTCCAACTCCGCCTGGATGGCGGAAATGAGCGTGCTGATCTGCGAATCCTTCGAGGTATCGGAGATACCCAGATAGGTTTTCGTGTTGGCGAGGGTGACGATTGCCAAAAACCCCGCCTGTCCTTTCAGACAGGCGAGGCATGAAAATGGGGGTCAGGCGAGGAACAGAGACTGCGCCACACCGCGCTCGGTGTCGGTGTTGGGCATCTGGTTGGCGTTGTAGAGGACGGCCACGGCGGAGACCAGGGAGGCGGCCGCGCCGGGGTCAACCCGAATCTTGAGGTACCGCTTGTGGGTGCCGCCGCCCTGGAGGTCCCAGAGCCAGACCAGATCGTCCTGGGTCTGGAGAGGGGCCGTCATGGCGGAGCCGGTCCACAGGGTGTAGGAGCCTCCGGAGGTCTCGCTCTCGTAGATCGCGAGGTTGTCGAAGTCGGCGGCACCGATGGTGCCGGTCTGGAAGATGAACGCGAACTGGGAGAAGCCCGCGGTGTCGATGGCGTTGCCGTAGGTGTCGGTGCCGTTGATGCTCTGAGGGCTCAGAGCGTTCACCAGCTTGACGGTCTGCATGAACTTCATTGGGTGTGGTCCTTTTCTTGGTGGTTGGCGTCGTGCTCAGGTGGTCTTGAGGGCCACGATGTTGCCGTAGGTGGTGCCGCGACCGTCGCCGCAGATGTTGACGGCAAGGCGGGTGATGGCCCGCATGACCGTCTGGTCGGTGGTGAAGGCCACTTCCTTGGAAACGTCGATGCGGAGATCGGTGTGGAGACCGATCATCGAGCCGCCCACGAAGTCACCGAAGTACAGGACGGTGCTCCCGCTGGCAGAGGTGGTCGGCATGACCTGCGAGAACCAGACCGGGTAACCCATGAACGTGGCGTTCGGGGTGGCCTGGACTCCGCCGATCGGCTTGGTGCCCGCGCCGGTGACACCCTCGCCCATCTGGACGCCAGTAAGAGCACGCTGGATGGGCACCATCACCTGGGTGTAGAACTGGCGGGAGCAGACGTAGCCGCACCGGCCCCAGACCACGTTCTGCACGTAGCTGGGCATCCGGGTGATGTTGGCATCGGTCAGGGCGGACCACGAGTTGCCCGCACCGTTGAGGTAGGCACCCGAGACCAGGCCTTGGATCAGGCCGACCTGACCGCCGTAAGTGGCCGTGCCGTCGCCGAGGAAGTAGTCATTGTCCAGCCGGATGTCGCGGGCCTCCTTGATGGAGATGGCCCACTGATCGGCCACCGAGACAGCCGCGTCGTCGAGCAGTTCGTTGCTGGCGTAGAACAGGCTGCCAGCCTTCTTGGGGATCAGGCTGACCAGATCGAACGTGGGATCGCCGCTGGCGATGGAACCGGCTTCACCCACGTACGACATGGACGGGATGGCCGTCTTGCGCTTGATCGTCCAGTTGTCGGTCTTGGAGAAGTTCCGGACGTTGGCGAGGTAGGGCGCGAGGCCGTACGGCTCGGTGTTGTACAGGACCTCGTTCATGAACACGGGGTTGACCAGCACGCCCGCCTGGGTGTTCACGAACTCGCTGGACGACTTCTTGACCAGTCCGTACTCGCGGAGGATGTCCTCGTCGGCGTCCTCGCCCTCGTAGTTCTTGCCGGTGCACCGCTTGTAGACGGCCCGGCAGAACGCGCCGAACGCCTCGGCGGTCTCTTTGTCGGAGAAGACCGCCTGCTTGGCGTTGATCTTGGCCTGATACGCCTTCTGGGCGAGGGCTCGGCCCGACTGGTTGATGTTGAACGTCTTGCCCTCGCCCTCCAGGGCCCCCGCGTGGACCTTGCGGGCGTTCTTGAGGTGGACCTCGGCACTCTTCTGCCGAGCGGGTGCCGGGGTGTCGTCACCCTCCCCGCCGTCGTCATCGTCCTGCTCATCGCCCTGAGCGGCGGGAGCGGGCTTGGACTTGACCTTGAGGGTGGCGGCCGTGCCAAAGGCGCCCTTCACGTCGATGGGCTTGTCGTTGGCATCAACAAACTTGATGTTGTTCTCGGTGATCCACGACTCGATCTTGTCGAGTTCGGCGGCACCCTTGTAGCCCGCGTCACGCAGGGCAATGAGCAGCTCTGAACGGTTCATGCGAATAACTCCTGAAAGAAAAGCGTCTCGCTTCGCTTTCGGAGCATGTCGCCCGCTCATGCGGGGTCGTGCCGTCCGGCTGTTGCTTGCCCAAGTCTATCACAAAGACTTATGGACTGTCAAATCCTGATGACTTTCGGTGATGGGAGTACGCGGATGGTCTTGGCCTCGGAGATGGGGGCACCCACGGTCTGGCAGCGAACGTTGCAGGGGAGGGGGGTGAACGACACCTCCAGCATCCGCCACTTGCGAACGATCGACTCGGCCTTGGGGTAGAGGCGTCGCTCGGCCTCGTTCGGCTCCCCGCTATCGATGGGAACAAACCCGATCGAAAGTCCCATGCCGCCCTGCTTGATCTTCTCCAGCAGGTCGTCAGCCGCAGGGTCCCTCAGGTTGGCGTAGATGTGAATCCGGGCTTTAAGGGCGGTCGGGTTCTGGGCGTTGGGAAAGGGGTTCATCCACCGGAGCACACCGACGTTGTGCCGGGTGTCGTACCAGTGGTCTTGGAATACCTTCTTCTGCCCGTACGACATGAAGTAAGACGTGTCGCAGCCGCCGGGAAGAACGACTTCGTCCTGGAGGTCTACGTCGGCCGTGTTCATCACGACTTCGATGTCTCGCTCCGAATCAGAGACCATCGTCTCCTTGCAGACCATGCCGACGACCCCGGCGGACTCGCTCGACTTCAACCCGTGCCGGGTCCGCATCTTCGTGACAACCTCGTCGAGGTGCTTCATACGTCCTCCGTAACATACTCCGGCCAGCACCGGCACTGCGGGTGCAGGGGGGGAGCGTCGATGCTCGAATAGTCAAAGACCATGGTCAGGTCGGAGATCGTCTCCGATTCGCCCTGCCGGTAGAACGGCTCCCCAAGCGGGAGTTCCTTCCCGTCCAGTTGGTAGCAGAAGGGGCACACAAACTCGTCGCGGGCCGTCTTCCAGCGTACCTTGACCACGATCTGCGATTGCTTCCACGCGTACAGGGTGCCCGCGTTGAACGACCGGATCACCTCGGTAGCCGCCACGCGGGCCGGTCCGTAGCTCTGGAGTTGATCCAGTTTGGCCTTCATCGCGGCAGGGATCGCCTCGGGAGGCTGGCCGCTGTCGATCGTCGCCTGGATCGCGGCTTTCAGTTCGTCCCGGACGGTCGATGTCACGCTCTGGGCCAGTTTGGGAACGTACTGGCCTACAAATGCCCTAGCAGCCTCTCCCTCCTGCGTGAAGACCGGAAGGTTCACCGGGTGCCCCCCTTCGATCAGGCGAGCCGTACCGCTCTCGTAGCCCCTCCGGTAGACCGCCAGCAGGAGCAGGAGAACCAGATCGGTGAGCCGGTCCTTCTCCCGCTTCTGGTCGTACTGGAGTTCAGAGCCCCGGTTGGACGCCTCGATCCCCTCGTAGAACCGCCGCATGGCCGCTTCGAGTTGGTCTTCGTACCCCTCGGCTGGCGTGTACGGGCTCTCGGGGTCGGTTGCCAGCTGCTTGCAGCCGCAGGTCAGGCCGTGTTCACACCCGGCGGTCATTCGTCGGGCGAAAAGTGCTTTTTTTTTATTGGCCTTCTCGACGGGTTGGTCCTGGCCGGTGTCCACCGTGGCCGCGGCGGTGTCCTGCTGGTCGATCGAGTCGATGGCCTGTCCGTGGTACCGGAGCAAGTCCCCGCCGTCGATCGGCTCAAGGCCCACCAGCGCACGACCCTCATTGGGGGTGATGACGGCCCGCTCTACCGCGTCCATGACGAACTTCTGGACCTCGGTCTGGTCGTCCGAGACGGGGTTGTCTGCCGCCAACCACATCTCGCCCGGCTCGATGCCAAAGAGGGGTAGGTAGTCTTCGTTGAGGCGGCTGGTAAACAACCCCATGGCGGGCATGAGGGTGTTCTCGACGTAGAACGTCCTGGCCTCCCCTTGGGCACTCCCGCTGTTGGTAAGCCCCGTCGTAGCCATCTGCATCAGCTGGGCCGGGATGCCCGCGGCACGCCAGATGGTCTCCCGCAGGTCCTTCTTTTCCTCAAGGTACTGGATGTCCTTGTTGGGCCACTGCATCGGGGTAAACTCCGCCCCGGTGGCGGCGATGGCCTGCGACTTGCCGGCGTGCAGGGGGCCACGCATCCCCCGAATCTTCTCCATCATCTGCTCAAGCTGGTCTTCGGTCGTCCCCTCCGGCATCTTCACGAACCAGTCGGGGCGTCCCTCGTTGGACCAGCGGTTAAACGCCGTCTGGGTCGCCATGGCGAGCGAGTCGCACTCGACCTGGATCGCGTTCAGCCAGCCGACCCCGTAGTACGGCAGGGTGGGAGAGGGGAGCCATTTGAACTGGATCACCTGCTCACGCGGGAAGGTGACCAGTTCGGCGCGGTTGCGTCCGTAGGAGAACGAAACGACCCCGCTCTCCATGGTGACGTTGACCTTGGTCCATTGCGGGAACAACTGCTCAAGGTTCAGGGGATCAGAACCGGCGGTGGCGTCGTGCAGCCAGTAGTTGTTGCCGGGAATCTGCACCATGAACCAGTGCTTCCGCAGGAACTCGATCCCGGTCTCGGGCTGGTTGGGGTTGCGGAGCAGGGCGAGAGCCGGGTGGTCTTCCACCTCTCGGATATCGTCCTGCCGGTCGGCGTACATGGCCGCCTTGCCGTGGGCGCTGTTCCTGAGCCACGCCTTGCGTTTCCGGTCGAGTTTCTTCCCGGTGCCGGAGCGGGTGTAGAGGCGGATCGGGATTCCCGCGAGCTGCCGCGCGTTGTACTCGGCGGCGATGAAGACCTCTGAGACGGCGCGGGACACCATCTCCATCTGGTCAGGACGGAGCGAGTAGCGGGTGGTGGTGATGTCCTGGTAGGTCGTGTTGGCGGCGATGAACTGGGCTTGAAGGCCCGAGGGCTTATCGCGTCCTACGAGTGCTTTCCACGCATCCTTGATGCCCATTACACATCCCCGGCACGCAGCCAGTCGTCTGCACGCTTCCGTTCAGCCGCGACCATGCGGCTGACCTGCTGCCCCCGGTCTTCATTCGCAACACTAGGCGGGTTACTTGAAGCAATCACGATGCGGGGGCGCATCTGACGGCCATACACCGCCAAGGCCAGAGCATACACGCAGTCGTCGTGGAATCCTTCGGGGGCGGTGTAGCGTACCCCCGTCCTCGTGTACTCGTACTCGAACGATTCCAGTTCCTGCTGGATCAGGTCGTCGTCGTAAGCGACCTCTCCCGACTGGAGCGCGACCGCCAAGCACTCCATCAGCCTCTGCTTGCTTGGGAGCGAGAAGACGTAACCCTCGACGAGGGGGCACCGCTTCTGGAGCCCATCAACGATGGCGTCTCCCACGCCGGTAGAGTCCACCAAGGCATGGGTATCGCCGATGTTCTGGGCTAGGCGGCTGGTCGTCTCCCCCCACGGGGTAAGCTGCCACCGGTCGAACTTGACCACCCGCCCGGCGTCGTCCAGGCCGATATCGACCGTCCAGTCCTGCTTCTTGGCAAGGTCTACACCGTGCTGGACGATCTTTCCGGGGTTCTCGATCCGCTTACGGCACGCCTTGATGGCGTCCATCCGGAAGGGGTTTCCGCCGTCGTCAGAGGGCTCGGCAAGGAACAGTTCGTTGAAGACCTGCTCGGGGAGGATTTTCTTGGCGTCCTCGATCTCCTGCATGGAAAGGACGCCGCCTTCGACCGCGTCGTAGGCCGTGATCTTGGCGTAGCTCATGCCCGGCTCGCCGGAGCGGGCCATGGCCCCGAGCTTGTAGGCCCAATTCTTTCGCCCCTTGACGTTGCCAATGACCCTGACAAGGCCGTTCGTCGCCGTCAGTGTGGAGCGTACCGCGTACCACGAGTCTTCCTTGCACCGGCTCGCCTCGTCGATGACCGCCCCGTGTACGTCCTCGCCGTACAGGCTGTCGGGGTCGTCTGAGCCCTTGAACCAGATATCGCAGTCCTGGCCGTTGAGGTGGATGCGGAGTTCCGAATCGTTGCTGCTCCAGATGGTTTTGGTCGGGTCTGTCCGGTGGAGCATCCGCCGCATACGGCGGTAAGCAATCTTGGCCTGGGGGTAAATGGGGGCGATCCACCACCAATTTCGGCCCGGCCTCCCCTTCGACCAAGCCTCAGACAGTATCCAGGTAATACACCCTACGGTTTTGCCCGCCTTGGTCGATGCTTCAATGACCGCGTACCGGGCCGGATTGAAGATGGCTTCGCGCTGCTTGGGGTAGAGATACGGGAGTCGAAGGGTGCAGGGGGGCATACGTCAGTCTGAACCCTTCTTCTCAGCCTCAGGGCTTTTCACAGGCCCGGAATCAAACTCAACGCGGTACTCGGTGGCGACGACCTCGGGAAGGTCAGGGGAGATGGCCTGCATCTTGGCTTGGAGGTGCTCATCCTCCTGGTTCATCCTCTCCAGGGCCGCCAGAGTGCGCACGCAGTCGTTGACGCCGGAGGCGTCGTGTGTGACCTGACAGGCGTTCATCGCTGCCTGGAGGGCGATAACCGCCTCCTGGCGGAACTCTGGGGTAATGGGCCAGCGTGCCCGGTGGGCGCCAGACCCGTCGCAGGCGCGGCGGAGTAGGCCCCGGTCCCTGGGGTTGAGCAGGTTGAGAGAGCCTACATGCGGATCGCCGACGCCCATTGCCTTTTCTCCGGATCGGACCCCTCCCCGTGCGGAGTGTATGCGTTTAGCCGGATGGATGGATTAACGATTGAGATGGAAGGGACGCATGGTCATGGTCGGTGCTTTGGGTCGATTTGGATGCGGTCGATGTCTACCCGAGTTTCTCGGTTCGGTACGGGGTGCCAGTGGCCGGAGACGAAGACGTAGGAATTGACCTTGGCATCTGTGGGATGACGGGCTCCTGCGTCACTTCCTTCTCCTTCTCTTGAATGAGGTCGGCCTCGTGAAGCAGAGCGGCCTCATGAAGTTTGGCAAGAACCTGAACGCAAACCCCTAAATTATAAGTTTCCATTCGCGTTTCTCCTAGTCAGAGAGGATACCGGCTACTTCTCAAAGCCGCCTCAAATGGATAGGCGGCGCAGGAGGGGGCGGGATGATGGGCTCCTGCGTGGCCTCGCTCAGGCAGAGATTGGCGGGGGGCTGGGAGGCAGGAGGAGGCGGTGAACCGTACAGCCGGTCGTACTCATCCTTGGTCATCACCAGCGTAGTCATATGGCCGATCTGGGGCTTTACTACGAGGCGGATGTCATCGATATCTACACCCTCACGGATCATTCCCAGGACAAACTCATCGATACTGGAAGCCCGCCTCTTGGCCTGCTCCTTTGCCCATTCGTCGCCAAACCCCATCGCCAACGCGTCGGTCTTTTCTCTCTCTCGACGGAGAGCGGCTTTTACCGCCCTCAGTTCCCGGATCACCGCGACAAGTTCGCAGTCTGCGCGGTGGGGTTCTCGTTCCGCCGAGCGGCAGCATGGGCACAGATCGTCAACCGTCCAGCTGGGAGTGCAAACTCGCTCAATGCTTTCCAGCAGTTTAAGGATTCTGTCCGGGTTCATGAATTGGCCTCCTTCGTCTCTTCCTTGGCCTGATGAACCGACTTTGCGTGCGGGCCCGGCAGGTAGTAGAGCGGTATGCCGTCGAAGAAGTCGATAGGAAATGAGAAAATAAAGCCGTGGCGGTGGTCGTTGATGATCCGGGCCTCTTCGGCTGTTACCCAGAGCTTTTCAGGTCGATCCCCCGTGGTGGCGACGGCGCAGTCGATGGCGTGCCGGAGACGCTGGGAAAGAAGGGCGTACTTGTACTCCTGGAAAGCAGGCTGTTCTTTGTGGAGCTGCTTGGGGCCACCCAGATCGCGCTGGAGTGTCATGACCTTCAATCCCTCATCCTTTGGCTGGGAATTCAGACGCTTCGCTGCTTGGCGTGTGCGCCAAATATCGCGGGCGAGATGGGCCGTGGCAAGGAGTACTCCAAGCCCAGAAACCACAATACAGACCACGAACAACTTTTCCATTCGCATTTCTCCTTGTCGGAAAGGATACCGGCTACTTCTCTTCGTTGTCGCCCGCGTCTCTGGGCTTGCCCTCGCGGTCCCACAGGAGCCACGCCATGAGGGATAGGGCAATGGCTTGGCTCACGAACGCTACGAATAGCAGCCACGAGATGGTGCCCTCTTTTGAAATCAGCGAGAAGATCGCCCCGCACCACATCGAGACAAAGAAAAGCCCTATCGCCCCGGCTGCGCGTTTGGTGCCCATTTTCAGTCCTTTTTGCCGGCTTTCGGCTCACTGGAGAAGGAGCACGACGAGAGCAAAATCGATGCGATGAATTGGCACTTGAAAGATGCCAACCGCAGCAGCGCATAGGGATCGTGCTCGTTCCGGGTAAACGTGGCGATAAGCGTCGCGCACAGCATTGAACAGAGAATCAGCCAGATAGCGGCGTGTAAACGCTTGGTGCCCATTTTCAGTCCTTTCCTCTCAATCCGCCCCTTCTTTCCAAGCCTTGCACGACCATTGATAGTACCTGTAAGTTCCGTACTGGCGGGCCCTCCAGAGGAACGCCAAGGTGTTGTTCAGCCACTCGGCATCGACGTACTGCGGGTAGCCGGGTGGGTGGGGTTGAGCCATGCCGGGCCAGTATACCGGTCACCAACGCCAAAGCAGGCTTGACGCCAGATTGAAGCAAAAAGTAAGCGGGCCAAGCAAAAACTACCGCAGGAGTTCCGAACGCTTACTGAACACCACTCCCCCTCCAGAGGGGATTCTGACCCAATCCCGCTCAAGTCGCTTGCATCTATTCACCGATCTGTTAATATCGTGGAAAGCCCCTCACGCGATGGGGCAGAAAGGTTGGACGTATATGGTCAAGTTTTTTCTGGGCACTGAGGACTACTCGCACCGCATCGCCAAGCTGGACTACGTGACCAATGAGGGCTCGGCCGTGGTGAACTACAAGGGGGCCGAGATCGTGGTCCCGCACGGTCTCTGGATCATGATCTAAGGGAGGATTCTTGCTCCCCGGTTTAACGGCTGGGGAGCGGATTGTCGGCCCACCGGACGGCAGGTGGAGGACGAAAAGGAGAATGCGATGGCACGCAATGCCAAGAAGATCAAGGCACTCCGGCTTGATGTGACTCGTGAGCAGGCGGAATTCATTAGCGCCGTGGTGGAGCGGGCCGACATGCTCGCGACGATGTACAGAGGATACCCCTTCCAGGATCTCCGCCTGGATCTGTCCGCGTGCGAGATGAATGGGTGCCCGATGGACTGGCAGAAGCTGCTCGACTGCGGCGACTTCGATTTTGTCCATGACGTTTGGGGCATTCATCGCCACATCGACCGGAATACCGGGGTTCTTGGAGGCAACTTCCTTCCCCGCTGCGCCATGCCCTGAACCTCAGCCACGCCCCCCCACGACCCTCCCCATGTGCCACACCCCCACCCAGACCGACC